CGACTTGGCAGGGCATGGTGCGAGGCAATGAGTTCATAGAAAGTAACAATGGTCCGCTAAAAATTTTCGAGCATCCAAAAGCAGATTTTAGGTATTGTATTGGGGTGGATGTTTCCGAGGGGCTCGAGCACGGTGACTATTCCTGCGTTCAGGTTCTGGACCACATGGGCTATCAGGTGGCGACATGGCACGGGCACATAGACCCGTTTGACTTCGCCGAGGTGATTGCCGCCATAGCGACCCACTACAACAAAGCTTGGACCTTGGTTGAAAGAAACAACCACGGACTTACAACCATCAGGAAGTTACAGGACATGGGTTACCCTAACCAGTATGTTGAACAGTCGGTGGATGATGCCTACGTGGATCGTTTAACAAGGCGAGCGGGTTTCTTAACCACCAGTAAAACCAAGCCGTTGATCATAGATAACCTCACACATTTATTGCGTCAGGGTGAGTCAGGCGTAGCTTGTGTTGATTTAATTGACGAGATGCGTACGTATGTAATTGATGCACGAGGTATTACAAATGCACAACAAGGGTGTTATGATGATAGAATCATGGCATATGCTATAGCACTGTTTGGTTTAAACTCCATGCCAAGGAAACAGAGAATACAGATAACCAACAGACACAAAAGAGATTTTATTTAAATGAGCGAACTAGATAAAAAAGAAGTAGCCCCAGAGGGCATAGCGATGGCTGGCGACAGCGTCGAGATGGATGACCCGATTATCAGCCTAGGGGGAGAGTTAAAATCTAAGTACTATGAATTCAGGGATGCAAGGTCCGACATAGAGGACGACTGGGTAGAAGACCTTAGAGCATTCATGGGTCAGTACGACAATGATACCCTAGCGAAGATCAGGGAGAAGGGAGACAGATCACAGGTCTATGTGGGTCTTACCCGAACCAAGGTGTTAGCTGCTTATTCAAGAATCACAGATTTATTATTCCAACCCGGTCAAAGATTTTATTCAATCGAACCTACCCCCGTTACTAAACAGCCAACCGTAGAAAGAGAGCTCACAGAAAGAGCAGCCCTAGAGATCATGGAGGCGGCTCAGGTAATCGATCCTATGATGGTTGATGATTTAATTCAGGCTAGATACAAGGAGCTTGTAAAGGAGCTGGACGAAGAGACAGACATCCGTGTTCAAAAGATGCTTGAGGTTATTAACGATCAAACATTAGAAAATAATCTTGAAGGCAGTATGAAAGATGCTATTATGGAACAAGTGATATTCGGAAAAGGTGCTATGAAAGCAGGCACATTGAGAATAGAAAGAAATCACAAATGGATTAATTCCGAAGAGGGATATAATCTAATATACGAAGAAGAACCTATGCCGGAGATGGAGGCAGTTTCTATTTTCGATCTATACCCCGATCCATACGCAACCTCCATTGACGACATGAGGTCTATCTTTAGAAGGCACATACTCTCACGTGTGGACTTCCAACAACTAAAAGACTCACCCGGATTTAACAGCGACCTTATTGAAGAGTGCATTCAGATGAACCCAGAGGGCAACCATGACGAAGAGCAGCACGAGAAAGACCGCAGAGATATAGCTAATGTTAATGAGTACGAGACAGACTCAGGTAAGTTCGAGGTACTAGAATTCTGGGGTAGTGTTAATGGCTTTGAGCTAGAAGAGCACGGCATTGAGTTCGCAGAAACAGATGACCTATCACAAGAATACCAGTGCAATATCTGGATGACAGACGACAAGATTATTAAAGCACAATTGAATCCCCTCCCGGGAGGCATCATTCCTTACTTTATTTTCCCGTACGAAAAGAACCCACATGTGTTCTGGGGAACTGGCGTACCTAAGATGATGCGTGACTCACAACAAACAATGAACGCTGCTACAAGGATCTATTTAGACAACGTGGCTTTATCTTCAGGACCTATGGTTGAGGTTAATACCGACATCATGGCTTCAGGTGAGGACCCAACAGATCTATATCCTTGGCGTGTGTTCCTTAGAGAGGGCGGCGATGGTAACCAACCCATGGTTAGGTTTTATCAACCACAGTCTAACTCACCGGCTCTTGTTTCAGTGATTGAACTGTTTAGAAGATTTGCCGATGAAACCACAGCTCTTCCGTCCTACACACACGGACAAACACAGAGCTCTTTAAACAGAACAGCAACAGGTATTTCTATATTGATGTCAAACGCCAATATAGTTTTAAAATCTGTAATTAAAAACATTGATGATTATCTAACCAAACCCCTTGTGAGATCTTTGTATGACTGGAACATGACTTGGAGCCCCAACTCAGATATTAAGTCAGACATGAGAATCGTTGCTAGAGGTTCAACAACGATGGTACAAAAAGAAGTTCAGTCTCAAAGACTGCTACAGTTCTTATCGTTACTTAATAATCCACAGGATCAGCAAATGGTTAAGAGGGACAAACTTCTTAAGGATGTTGCCAAGTCATTAGACATAGATCCGGATGATGTTCTTAAATCTGAAAAGGAGTTAATGGATGAGCAACAACAACTACAACAAGCTATCGCCGGAATGCAGCAAGGCGGTCAAATTGATCAAGTCCCAAATGGGGACGGAGTGGTCGGTCCTGATGCAAGAAATGGAACACCTTCGCCAGAGGGAGCGGGACCAGTTGGAAATAACGGAGGACTACCGCTTTAGTCAAGGACGTTGCGACATACTCAAGTTTGTTGTATCTTTAGACCAAATTGCAGACAAAGTTTTAAACTCGTTGGGAACCCGCAAGGAAACTCCCAACATATATAAATAATCGACACCCTTAACATAAGGACCGAGGATAAAAAAATGACTGAAGAAGTTAAAACCAGAGGCGAGATGATCGCCGAAAGGCTTGAAAAAGAAGCTGACGAGATGATAAAACAGATGGAAGCTTCTCAGAAGGAATCCGAACCAGAAGGACAGGGGCTTGCAAACCTTGAACCAGAAGCAGAGGACACCCCAGAAGAGAAAGAAGAAACTGTTGAGACTTCACCCCCTGAATCTCAGGACACTGAAGAATCAAGTCAAGCGGATGAAGAGATTCAAACCGAAGTAGAGAATGAACAAGTGGAGGATGATCAGGAGACTGTGTCATCTAAACAGTGGGAGGAACGGTACAAGAACGCTCAGGCGAGAATGACCAAAGCCACCCAACATGAGAAAGAGCTTGAGAAAAAGATCTCTGAGTTAACCGATAAGGTTAAGGCAATGGAATCACTGAGAAGTGAAACCAAAGTTGAGAAGCAGATGGAAGAAGTAGGCGTCGACCTCTCTGAGATAATGAAAGATTATCCTGAGTTAGTGAAGCCCCTTCAGAGTTATGTGGATACAGCTTTTGCCAAACTTAATCAGAAGTTTGAAAAAACTACTCAGGAATTAACGAAAGCTCAACAGGACGATCTGGTCCGTGAGCACAAAGCTAAGTTAGCTAAAGCCCACCCAGACTATGTTCAGATAGCCAACTCAGAGGATTTTAATCTGTGGCTAGAAAGACAAAGTCCGGTATGGCAGCAGGTAGCAGAAGGCGGCGGGGCTGACGACACCATCGAACTGCTCTCACGTTATAAGAACGCACTTGGTATCACTACTACTCCGGAAGTTTCTAAAGCAGACTTGGTTGAGAAAGCAAAGCAAAATGCGGAGCCGAACCTTCCAAAAGCTAGGAAACAAAACATTGGGAGTAGTAAAAAGATTTGGACTGCTGCTGAGATTGGTAAGTTAAATGATAAACAGTTCCGTAAATACGAAGCTGATATCGACCTAGCTCACCGGGAAGGCAGAGTAAGACCATAAGTTTTTACTACAAATTTTTGAAATTGACATTAAAAAATTAGGAGTAAATAATGGCATATTCATCAAGTAGTGGAAGTTTTTCTTTCGCAGCTGGAGAACAGCATTTCATTCCAGAAGTCTTTTCTAAAAAATTACAAGCTAAGTTTTACGCACAGACAGTTTTATCTGAGGTAACAACTAACGAGTATGAAGGAGAAATTTCTGGGTTAGGTAACAAAGTAAACATAAGAACAGTACCAGCAGTAACAGTTGCTGACTACACAGGTTCTTTGTCTTACGCTGATGTAACATCTAGCACTATTGAGTTGGACATCAACAAAGCTAAAAGCTACGCTTTTAAAGTTGACGATATCTTAAGAATGCAAGCTGATATTGATTTCATGAACGAGGCAGCAGGTGATGCAGCTCAGAACATGAAGATCGCTATTGAGCAAGATGTGTTCGCAAACGTAGCAGCTGGTTCGTCTTTAACAGACATCAACTCTACACCTGCTGACATCACATCAAGCACTGTGCTTGGTCACATTCTTTCTGCTGGAGAGCAGTTGGACGACAACAACATTCCTGAAGAAGGAAGATTTATGATTGTCAACCCAGCGGTTGCTACTCTAATTAAGCAGTCAGAGCTAAGACAAGCTTACTTAACTGGTGATAGCGTTTCACCTTTAAGAAATGGCTTCATTGGAAAAATTGATAGATTCAACATGTATGTATCTAACAATCTGTCTACAACATCAGGTGTAACATCTGGTCTTTATGGACATCCAAAAGCTATTGCTTATGCATCTCAAATGACTAACACTGAAACTGTAAGACTTGAGTCTTCATTCGGTGATGGCGTTAGAGGTTTATCTGTATACGGATACAAAGTTATCCTGCCTACAGCTATCGGTGAATTCAAGCTACAAGTTGCTTAATTAACCACCCCGGGGAGCTTCGGCTCCCCACTTTTTTGTGATACCCTATTCACACTAACTATAGGAATTTATTATGAACAAAGACGAATTAGTTGAACACGCCAAAGAAGAGTTTGGTGTAGACCTTAACAAAAAAACAAAACTTGCCGATCTAGAGGCTCAGGTAGAAGATCTTAAAAAGAAAAAGCCACAGCCAAAATCAGAACCAAAGACAGGCAGCAATGATCCTATTGCTTCCAAAGGCGAGCATGGAAAAGTTGTACCTTGGAACCCTGCACACAGAGCAGAATACTGGCAATTTATCTATGACGAAAGATCTCTTTCAGAAGAAGAGAAAAAATCACTAGGTCTCTAACGTGGCAACGGTTAGGGTCATCGATGTCATTGATAAGGCAGAGGAGATTTTACAGGACACATCAAACGTACGATGGTCCCAACAAACTCTTTTAGATTATTTAAATGACGGACAAAGAGAGATTGTTCTCTTTAGACCCGACGCCAGCACAACAAACGAATCGTTTACTCTGGCTGAGTCAGCCAAACAAACATTGCCCGTTAGTGGACTGAGGCTTTTAGATATATATAAAAATCTTAGCCCTAACAAAACGCCTGTTACTATTATTGAAAGAAAGATATTAGATGATCAGGTGGATGACTGGTACTCATCTACAGGTCTATCTGTGGAACATTATATTTATAACCCGGTAGATCCTAAATCATTTTATGTATATCCATACCCATCTGACAGCGGACATACTATAGAGATTATTTATAGTTCATCACCCTCTAATATTACCATTAGTGATTTTACAACAGATACTACAACAATAGGGTTGGATGATACTTACGCTAATGCTATCTTAGATTATATGCTTTACAGGTCATACCAAAAAGATTCTGAGTATGCGGGAGACCTACAAAGGTCAGCTTCATATTATGCATCTTTCCAAAATGGACTGGGCATTAAAACACAGGCGGACGCAGGATCTCAGCCAAGACCAGCAACCCCAGCACAGGACACTTAGTAAATGGCAGTATCAAAGAAAATAGAAACGCTGGTACCTAAAGTTAGAAGGGAGGCACCAAACTGCCCTAAGTTTATAATACTTGATGAATTAAGAAATACATTAATTGATTTTTGTATTAACACAGATATTTATATGCAAGACGTTACCCCGTTTGTGGTAGTTGCAAATGTTAACGAGTACGACTCAAGTGATTTAGATATACCCCCGGGAGCGGAGCTCAATCACATCATTGATATCTTTAGATCTAGATCTGATGCTAGCATTACTCAGATATCACAAAAGAAACTTGTTCCGATAGAAGCAAAAGCACAGATAGGATCTCAGTCTATTTTTAGTGTTTATGGAAAAGGTAGGGTTGATTACTACACACAAAAGGATCAAGAAACAATTCTAGTAGCCCCAACCCCTGAGGCAACAGAAACGCTTTATGCTTTATATAGTTTAAAGCCAAAACAAACATCTACAACCATTCCAAGCATTATTGCTAATGAGTATCAGGAAGTTATTGTTCATGGTGCACTTTATAGACTACAGATGATGAAAGACTCACCTTGGTCTGATGTTCAGGCTGCCGATTTAAATAAAAGAATGTATGATAAGGGAGAGGCTTTAGCAGTTAGAAAAACCAAGTATGGAAATGTTGGAGCTAACTTAACTGTTAAATATCAGGAGTTTGGATACTAATGGCATATTCAGCAAATTTAAAACTAGTTGTGGGAGACACACTTCCAGAACTTACTATTACCTTAAAGGACTCAAACACAGCTGCGTCTGGTAAAACCTTAGATCCGGAAGACGCAACAACCTTTGCACCGATAGATATAACCAGCGGCACTGTAAGAGTTAGGGTTAGAGAGATAGGAACAACAACGGTGCTACAAACAATTTTGTGTACTATTACAGACGCAACCAATGGTGTTTGTACAATGATATTTCCAAGCAGCACTTTTAGCTCAGCCGGTCTTTATGAGGGCGAGGTTGAGTTTACAAAGTCAGACGGGAACATACAAACAGTTAATGAATTAATAAAATTTACCGTAAGAGATGATTTTGACTAATGGCACTGAAAATATCAGTATCATTCGCCAGTCTACATCTAACGGTAGA